TTCTTCGCTGCTGCCATTTAGTCCACCACCTTCTTCGACTTGACACCCTTGTACAGCGGCTTGCCAGTTGCCTTGGCATGAGCCTTATACTTCGGGATAATGCCACTAACGGCTTCCTTCTTACCGCCATATGCAGGCTTGCCGACAGTCTTGTTGGCAAGACCAGCAGTGCGCTTAGTCTTGAACTCGGGGTTCTTGGTGTTGCCAACCTTACCCCATTCAGACTTGCCAGAACCATACAGCGGCTTGACCGACAACGACCCCTTCGACCCTGCCTTGATAGGCAGAGTTTCCATGAGTCCCTGAATATTGACCTTCTTGCTTGCAGCCATTACTTCTTCCCTCCACGCTTCGTCGGGGGCTTAGTAGTCCCGTACGTCTTATAGGCATTCTGTTTCAGGGTGCGAGCCTGCGAAATGGCACCCTGACGAGAACTTGTCTTGTCCAAACCCCATTGGGTTTGAGGCCCGCGATTGCCATCCGATAAGATCATGCCATCACTCATCATCACATTTGGTCCCGACTTCAAGCGAGGAAGTTTAGCCGTCCACTCACCATTCTTGCCAGCAGACGCGTTCACATCCTTCGGCCAAAAGTTCTTCGCAGTCTGCGACTGAGACTTCGGAGGAGTCTTCTTCGCAGGAGCCTTACTTGCCAACCGCTTCGGTGCAGCAGGCTTCTTGCTTGCAGCCATCATGGCCTCTTTCTAGACTAGATTATAAGGTTAGAACATGGTGGTGGGTGACAGTGGGATTTCAAGTCCCACCATCACCCACCCAACCGATCAGGTAAGACCAGTCAACTTGCCATGACGAGCACGGTTACGGATGGTAAGGTTACCATACGCAGTGATGATCGCATAGCGAACGTCCATGTTCTCAGGACGCACCCAAGCCGACTGCTGGAACCAGCGGTCACTATGACCAACCAGCGTGAGATACTTGCTGTTCAGCATGTACAGCACACCAGTCTGACAGGCCACATCGAACGTGACAGGAGCGGTCTTGAACATCAGGTTCTGGAAACCCACGTTCGCAAGAGTCGTGTCAGTGTAACGAAGCGACGGCTGCAGCAACTGCTCGTACTTCTCATACTGTGCCTGAGTGGTGAAAATACCGTCAGGGGTATCCGCACCCTTCGACACCGTGTTGAACAGAGTCGTCATGTTAGCAATGGTCAGCGCACCAGCAACAGCAGTCTGAGTGGACTTCCAGTAGGTGTCCACAGTCGGGTCAATGTTGCCGACAATACCCGTCGAAGCAACATAGCCACTGATACCGTTCCAGTCCTTGCTACTGTTACCAGTACCATCAGCATACAGCATGGTGGTCAACTTGTCCTGCAACGACTCTTCAAGTTGCATGATCTTGGTTTCAAGCAGGTTCAGAATACGGCTATCGCCGCTGTTCTGCGCCTCTTCAATACCGCTGATAGCAACCGAACCAGCCAACTGCTTCCACGCAAACTCTGCAGCAGTCACACCAGTCTGTGCCGTCAGGGCAATGGTGTCATAGCCAGAGTACGAGGCAACAGTGCTGTTACCGCTGTACAGGATGGGTTCGATGATCTTCACGCCACCATCGTCAAGACGCATACGCGACTTGTCGGTGAGCCACTTCGTCAGCGGACGAGCGTTGAAGATGTTGTCAGTAAGACGCTTCTGATACTTGTTGAGAGTAGTTGAGAGAAGCGTATCAAAGTTAGCGTTTGCCATTTGGCACACTCACTTCCTGCGGATTAGCCGCCTAGTTCTCGCTTGGCTTGCCGCCAAGCGTCTGCAATGGATGTGATGGAACCCGAATCCGACACGCTTCCACCCCTGCTCGTCCCGCCCGACACGACTGCCGCATCCTTCTTCGATGCAACCTTCTTCGCTTTGGAAGCGGCAGCAGCCTTCGCTGCTTTCGCTTCCTCCATCACCTTGTCGAACTTGATCTGCTTGAATGTGGCTTCCAAGTCGGTAGACCCCGTAGCAAGTGCTGCGGCGACAACCTCGTTGGCGTCAAACTCTTCGCCATACTTTTGAGACAGAAGACTGATCGTACTCTCCAACCGCTGCTGCGCTTGCGCCTCCTCAAAGGCACGCAACCGTGATTCAAGATTCTGATACCGTGGGTCTACACTCTCAGCAGGAGCGGTAGTATCCCCCCACAAGGAATCGAACGGGTCAGCCTTCTGTGTCGGAGCGGCATGTGCAGGCCGCTGAACCCCGAACTGGTTAGCCAACAAGTCGATAGTCCCAGCAGGGTCGTGTTCCAACGCACCCTTCAGAGCATTCGCCCATTGAATCTCATTCTTCTGTTGCGCCAGAGCCTGCGTCTTGCGAGTATAATCCGCATTACGCTGGTAACCAGCAACGGCTTCCGACAGAGGGACAACCAACTCTTCGCCATCAACCTTGATTCGCACATGCGAATCCTTGAACTGATCAATGTCGAAGAACTCTAGTTCCTCTTCTTCCGACACATCCGTATCGGAATCTTCCACCTCATCCGTCAGATCGACTTCCTCGTCAACGAGATCGTCTGCTAGATCATTAGCCATATTGGGTTTTTCTCCCCCGCTTGTGAGTCCCAGTTACGGGTTGCTCTCTAAAGATAAGAAACTAGCGTTCCTATCGACCACGCATATTTCGTGCCAACATCGCCGCAACAGTCGGGTCAAGTTGACCGAAATCAGGCATACCACCCATACCACCCTGAGGCGGCATAGCACCCATAGGGGGCATGCCACCCATCTGCGACGGGTCAGGAACCTGCTGATCTGTCGGCGCAGGAACCTGCTGCATCTGCCCATTCGGGTCTGCAGGCGCACCACCCTGATCAGGTGGCTGCGGCTGCTGCGGCTGGTTCAGGAACGACTCAGGGTTCTTGATGCCGAAACCGAACTGCAACACATGTGCAGCCAACTTCGACATGTTCACAACACCCATCGAAGCGAATGGCGACAACGCATCCACCAACTGCAAAGCCTGCTGACGGCGGAACGACTCGTTGTTCGGGGCAGTAGACCCAGCCTCAACTTCAAAGTCGAAATCGCCAGCAATATACTCAGGTTCAAACGTTACCCACACGGGGTCACCATTCTTGCCGATAACACGAGCCACAGACTCTGCGTCCATGAACTGCTGTGCCAACTGCACCATACGCAAAGCAACCTGCGAAATAGACGATTCGATAATCGCCAACTTGTCGGCAGACCGACTGTTGGCGGCATCAGCAATCATCGAAGCCTCAGTAGCGGTACGACGCATCTGCGGAAGATTGCCACGCAAATACTCTGACACGCCAGAAATGGTATCAATGTCGTTAGAAATCATGCTAGACTGGTTATAGAACTCTGGAGGCGTGATCACCGCAGGAAGCGGTACAATCACGTTCTGCAAATGATCATCCGACATGACGGGAACCATCACGTTATCGTCGTCCGATGACAGCAAGGCACGGCCTTGCGCATCGAACGCACCTTCCTTGAATAGATACTTGCGAGAGTACCGCTTACGATGGTTCATCATTTGCGAACGGGTTTCGTTCAACTCACGCTGCAAAGGTTCAATCGCTTCCAACTCGCCCATCGGATAGAACTCGTCAGGAATATCATGGTTGCGAATCATCGTGAACGGATGACCAAACGAGTACGGCATGTCACGAGGTGCGATCAGGAACCTGTCACCACCATCAGTGAACACCGACAGCGTGTTCTTGCGCAGGTCATAGAACTCCCACACTTCAACATACTGTTCTTCACGATCATAGACACGCTTCTGATTAGCCCACTCGTCAGTGAACCGACCCCACGACGATGGGGCGCAGTCACGACGTGCCGCCCCATCATACTTCTTATCATCCTTCACATCCTTCAACGGACGACGAATACGTTGCGCAATCCACTGAATGTCATGCATCGAAGTAGCATCAGGGTCAACGAACACATCGAACGGCGACACCCGTTCAGCAAACGGGCGGTCGCTCGTTACAACAATCGTCGGTTCAACATCGTTAGCATCCTGTTCCGTAGTATCCTGCTTCGGGGTTTCCCCCTCAGAGGGTGCGGCGACAGAATGGTCAGACTCCTCGTAGCGGTAGCCAGACTTCAACCAGCCGTGACCGCAAATCAGGAAGTCCTTGACGGCGCGACGGAACTCGTCCTTCACCTGAAAGTGCCGCCACCAATAGTTGATGACAGCCTCAGTGATGATAGCACGAGGGGCATCCTCGGGGCGACGGGCATTCACCGTGCACTTCGGGTTGTTCACCGCAACTGAAGGTTCAATCACGTTGATCGTGGAGAACGAAATGTTCACC